GGGATAAGTTAAGAGCTTGGCTTGGTAAGCACAGATCAAACCTGAATATGTTTTGTTACGGGGCTTGGTGGGGATTTCTTTGGAAGGTTAATCTAGCTAAACCATATTCTCGGTTTATGTGTAGAAAAGGCTGGTATCGGAAGTATCACGATGGGCGCTGTATGTATTGCGGGGAGATTCATTGAGCGAAAAGAAAAGCATAACAGTCAAGGTTAAATTCCCCAAAGCGCACAGTAAGAAGCAACAGCTAATTATGAGCGCTTTTAAAACGCCTGGGCTAAAGAAGCTCTTTGTTGCGTGTGGCACGAAGTTTGGGAAAAGTATCTCAGCTGCGGCGTGTGAAGCCGATGCAGTTTTATCTAACCCTAGAACTAAGTGGCGATGGATCGCGCCTATCTATGACCAAGCCAGGGTAGGTATGGATTACTTCCGTGGCATGTTACCCCCTGAACCTCATAGCAAGTTTCATGATGGCAAGATGTTCATCGAGATTCCCAAGATAGGCAGCAAGATAGAGTTCTGGCATTGCAAAGACCCCAAGAGCATGGAGGGTGGTGGTATCAACGGGCATATCTTCGATGAGGCTGCTAAGTGTCCCTATGCTGCGTATGTCTCCGCTGGTACTACCCTGACTTTCACGGGTGGGCCTGAAATGTTTATCAGTACCCCGTTCGGCAAGAACCACTTCCACAAGGGTTGCCAAGAAGCGGCTGAGCATATGAAGTGGGCCTTCAAGAATGGTAAGTTACCTGAGCAAGCTTTCATTACAGCTAGGACCGTGGACAATCCTCATATCGACCCGGCTGTTGTGGCCAGGGCCAAGGGCTCCTTACCTGAACGATTGTTTAGGCAATACTACTTAGCCGAGTTCATAGATGATGGCTCCACCTTCATAGGCTTTCGGGGTTGTATCGAGGGTACGCTACTGGAAGACCTTTATGGCGCTACTCAATATTGGATTGACCCTGAGGCAATCAACTACGATGTGGTGATAGGAGTCGATTGGGCCAAGAAGCAGGACTACACTGTATTCACAGCCCTGGGCCGGGTTGATGGCAAGCCCAAGCAGCTGGGGTTCATGCGCTTCCACGGCATCGGATACGTCGAGGCTTTAAAAGAGCTTTATAAATTTGTCAAAAAGTTTAAGACTATCATATTAGTCAAGCATGATAGGACCGGGGTAGGGGAAGCCATAGACGATATGCTAGGGCAGTTTCCTTTTCCGTTTGAGGGGATGGTATTTACCAACGCAAGTAAAGCGGCTATGGTAAACGAACTTATGCTAACATTTGAGACTAAAGGGATAGCCTTAGCTAATTGGCCAGAGCAAACTAAAGAATTAGAAAGCTATGAGGTTATCACCAGTGATTCAGGAAACTTTAGATATTCGGCACCACAAGGTATGCACGACGATACGGTGTCCAGCTTGATGTTAGCTAACAGTGCGATTCAAGAGTATGCGGCTGACTTCAAGCTACAGTTTCTTGAGGACTTGCCCGATGATAAGATCAATGTTGATAAATGGTACAATGATCTAAGAATAGATAGCGATGATTCACCGTTTTAAGGGACAGCATGGCCAAGGATAAAGCACAGGTGATTCCGATACGCGACCAGGTAAACGTGGTGCGCGAGCTTGACCGTTATATCTCTAAGTCTTTCGACCTATCCCAAATAGCCGAGGGTGGCGGCGGCGAGGTTTGGAAAGAAGAAATAAAAGCCTGGATGGACGGGCAGCTTTTAAAGAGCCTATTCTTTTCGGAAGACTGGGTTTATATCGTCACTGACCTAATCGCCAACAAGATTAGCAGCCAGCCCTTGGTGGTTATGAAGAGTGAGATAAGGGACGGTAAGCAAGTAAGCGAACCTGACCCGGAGCATCCACTAAACGCGCTACTTGAACAACCTAACGATTGGCAGGACTATCACCAGTTTATGTATAACTGGGTGGTTGAACATACGCTCATGGGTAACGGAATCATTTGGAACGCTCCCAGTAGCGGCCAGCTTATCGCGCTGCCTACTGAGAATGTCACAATGGACTTTGACAATCGCGGCAAGCTTTCTGAATATATCCTAGCCTCTTTTAAAGATGACATTGGTGGGGTTAGGGAAGTTGACGGGATGCAACGCTTCAAGGCCAAAGATGTTATCCACACGCGCCGACCAAATCCCAACAGTCTTCTATGGGGCCTCAGTCCTTTTGTTCCGGGCAGGAAGTCAATACTTTTCAACAGGTACTCCACAGACTACCTAAATGCTTTCTACTTGAAGCAAGCAACGCCAGGCTTAGCTTTATCTCTTGACCGGATGGTTAACGAAGATGTGGCGCTAAGACAGCTGCGGTCTTTTGAGACAGCTTATCAGGGGCGTAAGAACATGCGGCGCACGCTGGTACTTCCCAAAGGCGTAACGGCAACCCCGTTAACTCACAGCCTCTCGGACCAACGGCTCTTGGATCATACCAATGCCAACCGTGAAACTATTCTAGCGCTTCTTAAAGTACCCAAGCACGAAGTAGGGCTACAAACTGCGGGAAGCCTGGGGAGCGAAGAGTATAAACTAGCCCTAAGAAACTTCTGGGAATCCACGCTCAAGCCCACGATGGACATGGTAGCTGGTATGCTTACCAAGCACTTCCAAATGGAGCTTGGGGAAGATCGCTATTTTCAATTTGACCTATCCGATGTGGAGGCGCTTCAAGATGACCTTCAGGATAAGGCGACAATCGCTAAGGCAATGCTTGAAGGTGGGCTATCGCTTAACGAAGTTCGCTCAAGAGTATGGGAAGCGGAAGAATCTGAAGACCCTGACGCTAATCTCCCTTATCCTTTGGTTACAGTCAGAAGTTCTGCTATCCCCGTAGCGCCCACTGAAAACACCAATGATATCCAGCGAGAGGATGAGCCTGAAACTCGCAGCAAGATAAAGCTAACCCCACGCATCGAAAACTTTAGGGCTTTAATGACCAAGGCGCTTGATGATGAGGAAGGCCGAAAGATTAAAGGCTTAACAACACTGGCCATAGACCTTTTAGTATCAATGACGGGCACAGCGATTGATGTGATTGCTGAATCCGATAAGGCTGCAAAGTCTTTGCAACACAAAGAGCTACCGTCTAGGCGCGTACTTGAGCGCCGGATACAGAAAGCTTTAGAGAGTCAGTATGAAGAGAGCTGGGTTACTGACGTAGCCCGAACTTTGGAAACGAGTATCGACACAGGTTATGAAAGCCAACTTAGCCTAATCTTCAATGCCGAGGCTCGCCAAGAAGTAGCAACACTACAAGCACGCGACGAGAATAAGCGCAGGCTTACACTTGAAGCTAGGGGCTTGCGCTCCTTTGCAGACATATCCGCAACACATACCGAGCGAATCATGCGCTCAATAACAGCTGGACAAAAGCGCGGTGAGTCAATCACCAATATCATGCGCGGGATTGCCGACCTACTTGGTACGCCGGGTGAGTTGGCTGGTAAGGCTGAGACTATCGCACGCACTGAAACGCTGACCGCTGTATCAATCGGCCAGGCTGCGGCTCTTGAAAACGCCAAGGAAGTTATCCCAGGCTTAAAGAAGTCCTGGCTTACGGCGGGTGATGATAGGGTTAGGGATTCTCACGCTGCGCTTGATGGCGATGTAGTTGATGCTGACGCTAAGTTTGACAATGGGTTGCGAAACCCTAGAGATATTAAATCACGCGATCCAGCTGAAGTAATCAACTGCCGCTGCACGCTTCTATTAGTAGCACCGGAAGACGAAGACATTTTAGGAGTTTGATGATGGACAGCTTAAAGATTTGGTTATTTGGTATTACACTTGGCGCTATGCTTGCTTTGGTTTCTAACTATGTGGTTGATGTAGCTTTCGCTCAGGGTGATTTAGCCTTTACCGTGGTGAAGGTCACAGGGACAACTACAGGTATGTCTTTTGAGCGTTACGAGAATACCGAGGCTGTTTGTTATAAGCTTGGAAATATTAGCTGCTTTAAAAAATAGAGGTGAAACATGGAACTAAAACGCAATGGCAAAGCAGTTAAGAAGCTTGCTTCAATGACCACGTTTAGCATTAAGCAAAAGGGTGGCGCTGTCTTCATTGAAGGCTTTGCAAATAAAGCTACAGTAGATAGGGGCAGCGAGATTATTGACCCTAAGGCATGGGAGTTGGATAATTTTAAAAACAATCCCATCATTCTTTTTAATCACGGATTTGACATGCTTGGGGGCACGCCAGTTGGTCGAGCTACCCAGGTTAAGCCAACCGAGGAAGGCTTATATCTCAAGGTCCGGCTATCCAATTCAGAAGCTCCGGGTATTAAAATGGTGCGCGACTTGGTGGAGGAACGAATCCTTCAGGCTTTCTCCGTTGGCTTTGACCCAAAGGAAACCAACAAGGAAACTGTTGGTGAGGGCAAAGACCAGAAAGAGGTAACGCGCATTACCAAGGCTGAGCTATTTGAGGTGTCCATTGTGGGCGTGCCCATGAACCAGGATTCCCTCTTTACAGTCAGTGAGAAATCCCTGGCTACTAAATCTTTGTATGAGATCAAGAAAGATGTGCTGGCCCAAAAGGGCGCGGACTATGCAGCTGAGCTGCATGAGAAGATCCACGCGCTAGAAGAAGCCGGGCAGGAGAAATCTGAGATCATAGAAATGCTCGCCGAGGCTTCTAGCCTTTCTGTTGATGAGGTCAAGGATATTCTAGCTGGCAACTCTGAGCCTAGTGATGACTTCAAGGCTGCGGCTGCGGCTGCGTTCAAGCCTGACGAAGAGGACGAGGAAGACAAGGAAGAAGACAAAGGCAACAAGCCGGAAGATGAGGACGAGGAAGAAGATGAAGAAGCAAAAAGCGACAAAGGTGATGAAGACAAAGCCGGAAAAGAAGATGAAGAAGATGAAGGCGAGGGAGATAGCGAAAAGGCAGGAGAGGGACAAGCAGAAGATCGAAAAGAAGGCGAAGGAGAAGTTGCTAAAAGCGATGAGCAACAAATAAAGCAGGACTTCCAAGAATGCGTAAGTGGAAAGGTTCCTGGCTTGATCGCTGACGGTAAGGAGCAAGACGAGGCTGTAGCCATTGCTATTAGCGAGTGCCAGGATTCCGGCAAGTGTACGCTTTCCCCTGAATCCAAGCTTGCTGCCTTTGACGCTTGCTTTGCGGCTGTGGACAAGTTCAAAGAATCCGGGGAATGGGATTTTGCAACCCTTACAACCACTGATATAATTTTAGCATCCGACGTTAAACAGGTGGACCAACCTGGGGTTGACCCCAGCACTGTGGAAATCGAAACCTCCAAGTCGGAAGATGATTTTGGTAGTCCTTTTTTAGAGCAACAAAAGCAAACCAACGTGATGCTGGGAACGCTTATCGGTGAAATCCAAAAGCTAAACGCTGGGATTGCTGGACTTAACCAAAAGACTGATATATCTTCAGAGGATACAAGCTCTAAAGATGGTGATGAAAGTACCGATAGTGGTACTATTAGTGAAGATGCTAAAGCCGAGGCTGAAAAAGCATTGGACAGTTTAAGCAAAAGAGTTAAAAGTTTAGGATACTAAATCCAAATTTTATTGAAATTTAATACAAGGCAAGGAGGCTTCCTGTAATGGATACAAGCGCGGAGAAGATTAAGAGTTTAGAGGCGAGAGTAGCTAAAGCAGAAGAAGCCAACGCTGCCCATGAAAAATCTCAAGCTGACATGATTGCTAACGGCGGTTATAAAAGCGTCCATAGCAGCATCAACAGCGATGAGTCAAAAGCACTTCGTTACTTTGGTTGCGGGAGTGTTAAGCAACTTCTCCAAGTTAACACTTGCGACCCTCGTTTCCAGCATGTCCCACAAGAATTGAAGTTTCTTGTATCAAGCTTAAAGAATGATTGGGATACGTCCCGCATGATTCAACAGCTTGTTCATGGCGAGCGCCTTGACCGTGGACCCAATGGCGATAGCGAAAGCTTCTCCAATGTCAAAGGTATCTTGGACGGTTCTTACTTTGCTAAGAATGTCTTGGCTCCAAAGATCAAAGCTTTCGGCTCAACCGTTGGCGGCGAAGGTGACGAGTGGGTGCCCACGCTTGTATCTGCAAACTACATTGATGAGTTTGAACTAGCTCGCCAAGTTGCAAGTCAGTTCCGATCAATCACCATGCCTTCCAACCCATATGATGTTCCGATTCAAACAAATGTTACTACTGCGCGGATTCAAGCTGAGACTTGCAACCCTTCAACAGCTTCAAACAACTTTGGCACTGGTAAGCTCACTCTTGATGCAGTCAAGTTGGTTGAGTTCATGTGCCTTCCTGAAGAACTAAACGAAGATTCAGCGCCAAACATCTTGGGCCTAGTACGCTCCGAGATTGTTGAAGCTCAGGCACGCGCCGTTGAAACTGCGGTTCTAAACGGTGACACCGCTGTTACTCATCAAGATAGTGACGTTACTGGCGGCGATGATGCAAGAAAAGCTTGGGACGGTTTACGCAAGATAGCTTTGGCTAACTCTGGAAACGGCTCAGTTACCGACTTTGGCAACCTGGCTGTCACAGTTGCCAAGCTAAGAGACATGCGGACAGCTATGGGCAAGTTCGGTGTATCTGAGCGCGACCTTGTTTGGATGGTATCCTCTAAGATTTATCACCAAATGCGAGCACTTCCTGAAGTCTCCACTGTTGAGAAGTTTGGCCCAATGGCAACATTGCTTCGCGGCGCTCTTGCAGCCCTCGACGGTGTGCCGATTGTTATCACCGAGTACAACCGTGACGACTTGAATGATTTGGGCGTGTATGACGGTATCACGGATGATCGCTCAGAAATTAAGCTTGTTAACCGTAGCCGCTTCATGCTGGGTGTACGGCGTCCAATCAGAGTACGGGCTGTAATGGACCCAACACCTCCTGGGGATCGCTGGTTACTTGCTTCTTGGTGGAGAGGCGACTTCCAAGGGCACGCTCAAAGTGCAACGGAAGTATCCGTTTCCCAAGGTATCAACATACTTTAAAGTTGAGCCTCACATAATCTAAAGACCGAGGGGGCGCTGGGGATTCTAGCGCTCCCTTTTAATTAGGGGCTCGCTTGGTCGTTCAACTTAACAATCTCCAATCCGATTGTACCTTTGGGCTAAAGCCCAGGGGCGCTGGTGTTTATCGAACTAACCTATCGGCGCTAGGGAATGGTCTATATTCTACGCTGTCTGTATGCTCCATTGACCCCGGTGCTACGGTTTCTGTGCGCTATCTTGATAGAACGCCAGCGGGTAATGGGTGTTCTGAAGAAAAAGTAGTAGGTACGCATACCTTAGTCACTGACTCGGTGGCGCTTCCCTACTATGAGAGCGTGTGTATACCAAAGTTTCACAGTGACGTTACTATCGAGGCTACCGTAGCTGGCGGTGACGCCACATTTGGTATGTATACCAGCGCTAAAGACATATCTGTTCTTGAGACACTGATAAATAATGGCGCTTTGCCCGTGACTTTCGATGCGGGAACGCCTTATTTTATAGAGGATGAGAAAGATTCTGACCCTACGCCTACCTCAGTTGAGATATTTAACTTTGTTGTACCTGGTGGCACTACCAGAAACTTAACCAAGGCAATCGGGACTTGCTGCGAGCCCGGTGTTTTCTCAGTAGTGCGCGACAGTGATTCTAAAATTCTTGCTAAATTCGCTACTTCTCCGTCTGTCCATAGTTATTCCTACAGCTTTGCTCCTGCGCGTCCGATCAGCGCTGGTGAAACTATCAGGGTGTTCTTTGATGCAACCGAGGACAACCCCATAACCAAAGCGTTTGCTGCTATAATGGCGACAGACACTATTTAGATTGGAGCACTAAAATGGCAGGTAAGAACAGCTTATTTAGAATTATGAAGTCGGCAACGGGTGGGGCTTTAAACGGGCTGGTAGGGCTTGTTGTAGACACTGACGCAGTAGCAGGGAAGATAGCTGCACTCGTAACAGCGTTTCAAGACAGCTCTGGTAATGCGACAATTCCCCAGCTAAATGCTCAAGGGCAAATCCCCGTAACACTAGACCCCGGTGATTGTTTAAAATCTGGTGCAGGAAACTTGGCGGGTACAACAACCCTTACAAAAATCACTAACTCAGACATTACACTTGCAGTTAGCACTACCTATAAGTGCGCTGAAGTTATCGTTAGCGCTATGTCTGAATCTTGCTTCCAGCTTGTCCATTTGGATGATGCTACTGAGAATGTTTTGGCTGAGTTCCAGGTGGGGCCAGGACACTACACGATTAAAGAAAAGTTGGATTGCATGGAGTTTACCACTGGGGCCACTGGTACTCAGGAGCTTTACGTTAAGGGTGCCAATGCCACAGCCGACGAAGCTGCGGACCTTAAAGCTTGGGTAGCGGCGCTTGGTCCTAATCCGTAGGAGATAGTTTGAAGTTTTTAGTTTTAATTATTGCGCTCTGGTCAGCTCCTTTATTGGGGGCTGGCCGAGTTGCGCAGTTTGAGCAAAAAGATATTGTAGGCGAAACCAAGCACTACAACCAAACGGAAGGAACAACCGCTGTGGCAGTTCCAGCGGTGGCGGGTAAGCCAATTGCAGAGGCTTTGATCCGTTGCCCATCGGGTCAGACGGGTATCAAGCAATGCCTAATTTCCTTTGAAGCTATCGGTGGACCTTTCCTAACTCTCAGTGAAGGGGAGTTTGTTGCTTGGTCGATCAAGGGTTATAAAACTCAGTTTTGGATCAAGGGCGCTGCGGCGTCTACTAACTTTGAAATGATTGTGAACTTTGAACCATGAAACAATGGCACGCATTTCTATTACTGCTCCTGGTGTTCCCTGCTTTGCGCGGGGATAGTGCCGTGGTGTTGTTTGGGCGTACACAGGAAGCAATAGATACTCCGTTTGAAGCGGGAAGAAACCCAGGGTTTGGAGGTTTGCCACAAGCGTTTACTTCTACCGATGTGCAAAACGCTATAGAAGAGTCACTAGCTCGCGCTGTGTCTAATGACCGCTACCCGATTCAAGCCGAATATGGTGGTAATGCAAATACAGGGCGATACCTTGAAATATTTCCTGGTCTTGATTCTTTGGAAGCGCCGTTGATCATTCCAGAGAATAGTATCTATGTGGCGGTGTCGGTGGGTAGCGTGAACGATTCCGGTGATTTTACCCTTGGCTTTTTCAATCCACCAAATGCGGCCACACCATTCCGATCGGTGACAATGTTGGATGGTGTGAATAGAACATTGGTCGTCGGATTATCCGATCCACTTTTGGCCACCGATGAAATAGGCGTGAAAGTTGTTTCCGGAAATAGGAACAAACCATTTGTCCGGTTTTGGATACAAACGAATCTTTAGAGGTAGGCAATGACCATTAAGTTTATCAAAAACGCTGATACTGTAGCACACACTTGGGCTGGTCAGAGTATTGACCCTGCTGCTTACTATCAAATACAAGCGGTGGAAATGGTAAGCTGGTCAACCAATGCCCAACTACTCGCTGATATTGGCGCAGGCTTGGCAGTTGTCGCAAGATCCGACGATGGCACAACCGATATGGGTATTAGTGACGGAATCGACTGGTTGAAAGATGTGGACCCTTCTCCACGCGACACCGATGGTTCCCCAATTCAACGTAACAAGTACACCAAGTCGGGCTGGCATTATGAACCACGCTCCCTAGACTTTACGACAGGGGTATACAAGAGCCTCTACAATCGCAAGCATGATGGGGATACTATTGCTGATGGTACTGACTACGGGGATGCTACGTTAAAGTTCTATGACGATGCTGGGGATGAGCTGACCTTTCAAGAGACTGGCCATGAATCAGAAACAGAAGAACAGTTTCAAACTCGCTTAGATTCCGATTGTGTTAAAACCATAATGGCGTGGCAACCAACCCACGACATGGATATTATTGGTGGCATCTTAATGCTCAAAGATGCCCCTACTGCGGATACTTATATGTGGACAATCGTAGCGCCTGACATTCCCGAAAATCTTGGTGGATCTGTACCCCATGTGGCCGGTGGCTGGAACCTAGCCTACTTCAACAGCAAGGATAAAATCCAAGTAAATGGTCGCGGATCTAAAACTGTTGTTTATGATCCGGTCTACAACTCAAACAAATTTGGCACCATAATCAAGCACGCTGCTGGTACTAATGTGGGCGTACAAATGGTTTATGAATTTTTTAAGGGCTAATCCATGGATGAGTACAAAGGCGTTAAATACAAAAAGCTAAATCATGGGTCATGGCAGATTGTTTGGCCATCAGGGTTGCGCGTAGTCTTGGCTGCACTTGATGAGGCCAAGCTTAAAGTAGCAATCGACCAGGCGTTAGCAATGGCCTCCAATGGCTGAGATTGGCATAATCGGGCAAGCCAAGAGCATGTTAGATACGCTTAGGTCTAGTCTTAAAGATGGCAGGGTTCTTGCTACCAACGAGGTGGTAGAAACCAGGCTTAAAGTTTGTGAGGGTTGCCCCAAGCTTAAAACAAAAACCTACGACGATGGCAGGGTTTGGATCGGGTGCCTTGTTTGCGGTTGCGGCTATAAGAGAAAAGTATCTTTTCATGGGTCAAAGTGCCCATTAGGGAAGTGGTAATGCCTGCATGGTTCATTAAATTTATTGGGTGGCTTGGCCGTAAGATAGGGCTGGTGGCCATGCCTTTTATCAAGAAGCAAATGACTGGCCGGGATTATTACGAGGCTTTAAAATACGTCAAGCCCGGTATGGTGTTTCTCACCCATGTTGACGGGTATCTCTCCAATTCATTTATCCCAGGCTTTTGGAAG